TTGGTATCTCTAGTTTTCTACCATTAGAATAATCATAAACTAAAACATCGTCTTCAACCCAAGCATGTCCATATTTTAAATCGCTTATTTTGCCTTGACCTGTTACTTGTGCATGTACAACATGAGGTTCACCAACAAATTTTACTTTGTTTGTTCTAGTTTCACCTAAAATCTTATTATCTAATACAAAGTCACCAGCGGTTTTATAACAATCACCACCATCAACTTTGCCACCACCTTTATATTCAATGGTTTCTAATTGCTTTTGATCAATTAATTCTCCTAAAAATTTGTGATCTCTTTCTTGTGGCAATTCTTCTCCACCTCGTTCTATAATATTATAGTCAAAGTTACTACCATCAACTACAACATATCCATCAACTTCTTTTTTTAGTTTATCAAGAGCTGTTCTGCCTTTAGAGAAAAAATCATCTATAACTTCAATAGGAACAAACCTACCAGATTTTTTGTACCTTTCTTTCATTCTAGAAACAACAGTTTCATAAGGTACGCGATCAATATAGATAATATATACTTTATAGTTTCTCTTTTTTAATAGATCTATCAATGGCTCGTAGGATTTCACACTATTCATCGTACCATCATAGATTAAATCAAAATTACATGGTACACCAATATTTCTATCTGAAATTAAAGTATTTACTATGTCTTTTGTTTCTAAATGGGTTTGAGTAGCATTAAATCCTTTGTACTCAGGTAGTTTAGCTCTGATCTCATCTGCATCAACTTTTACAATATCATTGACCATTAAATACGGTCTATATTTTCTAATAAAAGAAGATTTTCCAGAGGCTGGACTTCCGCCCATTAAAATTGCAATTGGTTTGCCCTTTGTTATACAAACAGCTTGCTTTTTAAATTCGTTAATAATCTCTTTGTGTAATTCTTTTCTTTCTTTAGTGTAATTACCTTCTGAGTCAGTGTGAAAAGATTTTGTTTGTGGTAACTCTAAAATTCTTTCAGTTAAAATTTCTAAGCTTTTATCATCTATTTTAGGCACACCATTTTTATCTTTTGGCTGAATAGAGTCATAATCTATGCTACCACCATTTTCGTAGTATTCAGAGCTAAGTATTTGCTTTTTTATTTTACCACCATTAGCATACCCATAATTATCACTCAAGAATTCTTTACGAAAATACTTACGTAATTCATCCAATCCTTTTAAACGATTTGTGTATTGAGCATCTTGAGTAGAATAAACATCTTTTTCAACTTCAATTACATTTCCATCTTCTATCCAAAAATCAAAACTTTCTTGTTCTTCTTGAGTAAATACATGTCCACCTTTGACAAATAATTCATCTCCCATTTCTACATCATAATAAAATTCAGTATCATATAAAGAGCGTAATTCTTTTAAAGACAATTTGTTTAAGTATTGATAATCGTAACCTCTTTCATTCCATAAACGCTTTTCTAAGTATTCTCTTTTTGAATCAACACCACCACCGTCATTCATTTTCTGAACTGAAATATTCAATTCTTTAAACAAATCATTGTCTTGAGAATACTTGCCTGACTTTGATTTTCCTTTTTCTGCTTTATAAATAAATGCTTTTAAACGAGCAAGTCCCCAAGCTGTACGACTATTTGGTTTACCTCCAGTAATTGTTGGTCTATGCGATGATGAATAAGCACCCATACCTCTTCTTACAACTGCTTTAGCAACACCTAAAGTAATTTTCTTACTAGGGTGTTTTTCGTTGTGGGCATCAATCATTGACTTTATTGAAGAAACTGTTTTATCATCAAACTTAATTTCTGTGCCAGATTTAGCATCTTTTGCTGTTCCAGAAGGATTCAATTTAGAACCTTTAATTCTATCTTTTAGCGGTGCTGGTGTTCTACCAACACTACCTCCATCTTTCATCTTTTTTGATTCTTTAGCTTCAATTTTTTTGATTTTTTCTTCGATCAGGTTTTTCATATATTGCCAACCTTTTTCTACTTTATCAACCCATTTAAGCATTGCAACTACACCTTCAATTCTATAGTCTCGTTGATGTCTTGCAACGTAAGATCTCCATTTTTTGTACATCCATTCTTCTGAATCTAACCAATGTCCTCTTTCTGCAACTCGTTTTAAATTTACAAAAGCTTCATTGCCAAAAATATTACCACCTAGTTTCCAGATTTCTGGATGATCTTCTTTGATTTTAATAGCGTAATTTAAAATCCATTTATTAGGAATGTGATTTGCATTAAATTCAATTTTACCACCATTTTCATAATCTTCACTTGGATCTTCATCAAAAGAATCAGATGGTGGACCAATTGCCACACCGTTTCCTGCTGATTGATTTATTTTAGAAAGCTCTTTCCAGTATTTTTTAGAAGCTTCTCTATTAATAATAACTTCTCCACCTTCTAGTTCAACTGGTCTGTTACCAGCATCAGTAACTATAGCTTTGATTCCGCCTAAAGGTTTTCCGGTTTTGTCGTAGTGTCTTTTACCTACTAACCAACCACCTTTTTTGCCATCGTTTGTAACTACCTTTTTAGCCATATAATTTCTACAAAATTATTTTAAAGTAAAAATACATACTTTTTTTTTAACTCTTGGTATTTGCATATTTGTATAAATACAATAAGTGTACATTATTTTTAGATTGCTATTATTTTGTTTATTAGGCCTTTGCATATATTTTTGTTAGTATAATTAAATTAAAAAGATTATGGACAAATCAAAACTGACTAAAGCTGTTATAGCTTTATTGGCTATTGGTGGCTTAGGTTTTCTTATTTATAAATTAACTAAGGGATCATCAACTACATCAAAAGATCCAGATAAGAATAATAGAAACATTATTATCACTAAACAATAAGTTATGGCAAACGAATATTTCAACAAAATGAATAAAGCCCGAAAAGAAGGGGCTAAGTCGTTTACTCACAATGGTAAAACATATGTAGCGTCGAAGACTAAAACAGGCATGATTGTTTACAAAGAAAAGAAATAAAAAATGGCACAGCAATTAACCGTACCTCAAGCTAATTTAGTGTCCCCGTCTAGTTGGGGGAGTAGGCAATCTATAGTTGGTATGATGGATAAAATCATTACTAATTATGGCGCAGATTTAAAGTTTGCATCTGAAAATTCAAAAATACCAATAGAAATTTTAGCAGCGTTCATTGCTGTAGAATCTGGTGGAAACCCGACAGCGGGTGGTTCTGGATCTGTAACACAAGGTTTAATGCAATGGAATAGAACCTATGCTAAAAATATTCTTGAAACAGAAAAAAGAATGGGCAGACTTACATCAGCTGAAGAACAAAAGCTTGCTTCATATGGAATTAAATTTAATGCCAATGGGCAAACTAGGGTAATTACTCAAGCAGATCAAGTTAAACCAGGTTTAAATATTTTAATCGGTTCTATCTTGCTTGGACAATATGCAGACTCATATCACGATGGTGGTAAATCTACTGTTGTTGGTGGAGTAAGAAAAAAATGGGCCGATGATAAAGGAACTTTGCGCTTAGATAGAATGATCACTGTTTATAATACTGGTGCTTATGCTTCTGATGGTAGAAAAGCAAGAGAAGGTGTTCATGGTTCACCAGCAGATTTAGCAAACAATGTAAATAGTTTAACTAGCGGTTACATTAAAAAAATGCTTGGTAAAAATGGAGCAATGGATATTGCAATGACAGAAGTTCAATCAAAAATCAAAAGTTTATAAAAAAACATTAATTTTACACTAAGCTTTTTGTTTGGAGGGTTAATAGCGTTTCTTTCCACATAATTGTTTAAGTGTTTTGATTGATGAAAAGGGCTACTGAACAAATCAGAGCCCTTTTTTTATATAATACGCTTTTTATTCATAAAGTAATTGTCAAATTGTCTATTTGCATTTTCTTTATTATAGTGATGACCAAAACCATTTGCTTTATTAAAATCTGATAAACGCTTTTCTAGCACATCATACCTATTAGACACATATTCTTTAGATAAAAATTTATAGTGGAGCATGATCAACTCAGCGCGCTCAGTTTTAACGCTATCTACAGAAACATTTGTGTGACAGCCTATGCCAAACGTAACATCTTTCATAGGATTGAAAACTATGTTCTTGTTTAAAAAATCGTTATCACAACCTTCTTTAATATGTTTAGTAATTAATTTTCCATCGTACTCAGGAAATTTTTCACTGATCATTTCAAAACCTTTAACCATAGGCATATCAATACCTTGTTGTTTAAATTCTTCAAGCTTATATACTAAATTTGGATGATAAAGAAATTCATCACAATCACAAACGATAACATAATCAACATTGTCTTTTCTTGAATTTTTATATGCGTTATTTTTGATCTGCAAATAATTCAATTCATTGATTGTATCGCTTTTCCATTTTACAACAGAAACGTTTTTATAGCGTTTAAAGATCTCATCAGAACTATCTGTTGATTCATTATCATAAACTATAATTTTATCACAAAATGAAGAATAATAGTCTAGTGTAAATGGCAAAATTGCCTCTTCATTATACGTTAAAATGTATGCGTGTATTTTCATTTTGTAAATAAGTTTAACCATAAATCTATGACCTCATCATTGTTAAGAGTTGAAACTTCGTTTTCAGTTTGATCATTTCCAAAAAATTTAGTTCCTGTTAAATAACATTCATCTTTTACTAAGCATGCTACTTCTCCCTTTGAAGAATGGTAAACTCTTCCAATCATATCATACATTTCTTGTTTGTTTTCATAGTAGCCTTTTAAAAACACAATTTCAGGAAAAGCAACCAACCATTCTATTAGTGATTTTTGCCAATATTCTGTATCTGTTACATGACCAAATAAATAAACCTTTTTACAACCATCTTTTATCGCTCTATCAATAGAAATACTTGTTTGCTTTCTATCTTCAATTGAACCGATAATACCTGCTATCAAATCAAGCTCAGGTTTTTCTTTAAATGCAAGGTTTTCTTTTAAGTTTGGAATTAAACTATACTGACCTTTATAGTCTTCATGGAACTCTTTGTGTTTTTCATGCAAAAAGACAACCTCATCATAAAACTCCGGCAAATCATATAACTCAAACCAATAAGTTTCATGCGATACGTGGATTAGTTTTTTACAAGGTATTCTTTGGTCGATTTTAACAAAATGAGTAAGGACAATATCGTTTTTTGTGATTTTGTTTATACTCTCTTGATTTAACATTAAGCCATTGCATTTATCTAAATGATAATTTTGTGGCCCTATAAAAGCAGTTTCAATACCTTTTTCATTTAAAGCATTGGTTAATCTAATAAATGCTATTGTTGATCCTCCAGGACCTGAATAGCCAGTGATGATGTGTACTTTCATATTTATTTATTTATTATTGAAAAATTATAATTGATCCATTAAATGCCCATCTTTTTTCTGCTTTTTCATACCAAATATCAGAGTCATTTTTTCTCAAAGTGTCTTTTACTGCCTTTGTAATATTGTCAGTATCTGGTTTTACTTCACATGGCAAACCGTTCATTCTTTCTTTTTTCTTGTTTGACCAAGAATTAGGCATAGGAATTAAATAGACAGCATCCAGAATGTTTCCTAGTTCAAAATTAAGTTGTTTACTTTGTAATTGCAAAAGCGTCTTAAAAGCAAAATATTGAGTTACTGCTTTTCTTTGTCTTTTTTTAGGATCAGGGTGATTAGGATTTGTCTTCCATTTATCAGATTGTGTCATTCTTGGAGCACCTGTTGGTATAACATCGAATAAATAAAACCTTTTAGAGTGATCAAGTATATATTTATCTTTTGAAACAAAGTTTTCAGATCCTTTATTAAAATGGCATTTACCAAAGCTAGATTTAATTCTCATCGTATAAGTTAAATATGACGTTAATTAAAATGATTAATATCACAATACAAGAAAAGAAAATTCCTAAATACATCAATCGTTTTTTTGCTTTTCATTTGCCTCTATAAAACTTTGACAAAATTGCTTACCGTTATGAATTACAAATGGAGGATGGGTAAAGATTAGTTGTTTAAATTGATCCCATTGACCTTTAAATCTTACGCAGCTTTCTTTTTTTTGACACCCTTCAGCTGTACACATTTTGATTTTCATTTTTGTAAAAAGTGTGGCAGGTTATTTTCTGGTTTAATTCCTTTTAGTTTGTATGCTTTGATCATAGCCCTTAAATCATAGTGTTTTTCTATGTCTTTTTTTGGATGAAAAATATTATTAGGTAAAAGTAAAAATTCGTTTATTCCCCATTCACCTTGCCAAACTATGCTTTTTAATTCGAAAGCATCAATAACTTTCAATCCTTTATGTAACGCAAGGGTGTTGAACATTACTTCTATGTAAAACAATTGATTTTCTCTTTCTTTGTATCTTTTAATCTCATTAAACACATCTCGTGAAATACCACATGCACAAACCATTGAGTATGCGTAAGGTCCTTTGATTTTATCGTATATTTTTCTCCAATGCCAATCCATTTGTTTTCCATCATTCAGAAAATTATTAGGAGTAACTAGATGATAGTTTTTATATTTTAAATGCAAATGTTGTATTGTTTCAACAGAAGGAATAAAACAGTCATCTTCAAAAACCCAAACAAAATCATATTCTTTTGCAAATTCACAAAAGAACAATAGCATTTTATCCCATGCGATCGGGTTTTTTTTAATATGTGTTGATGTTGAGTTTATGTTTGAATTTACATATTTCCAGTTTTGACATAGTTCATCACTAATATGAATAATTCCATCATTTACAACTTCATATTCTTGTTTATCATCACAAATTACAAAAACATCAAAGCCTGTATCTCTAACCTCTCTAGAAAATTTTAATGTATCTTTATGTGGGGTTTTTGTTAAAAAAGCTACTGCAGTTTTCATTTTTTTATTTTATCTAAACGAACAATAACTAACATATCTCCAAATTGAACTTTTGCGTGTTTTTTGGTTAATTCAACTACAATGCATTCAACCATTTTACCTAATATTTCTGTTTCTACTACATCACCCTTTTTCATTCAAATTCTAATTTACCAGTTGTTGATTTAATTTTATCTTCAAAATCTTTTGTAACTTTCAAATCAATTGGTTCCATTTTTACTTCTTTTAAAGCGTTTGTTTTTTTAGGTCTAAATGCCATATCGACTGTTGTATCACCATCTTTTATAGCTTGACCAATTCCAATTAAAACTACTAAATCATCTTGAGTTATATGCTCAATTGCTGCTTTTCCAATAGCTTGTAAAACCTCTTGTTCAGAAACATCATAAGTTGTTTTAAAACCATCGAATACCTTTTTTCTTTTGACTGTTAGTTTTGTGTCATCAGATAGATCTCCTGTTATTTTATTTTTAGCTTCATTGTAAATTTTATCTACAACAGCTTTAGGAATAACGTTTAAAATAGCATTTCTCATTGCAATAGCATTAGAAGCATTTCCTGTAACAGTTATCATATCATCATTCATTCTACCTGTTTTAGTCATTATGCTTCTTTTGACTTCAACTTTTATTGCAAGATTGTTTTCAAGATCAAAAGCTACAGCTTGTGAAGTTAATGTTGTTCTATCAATACTAACTACTTTTGCTTCTATTCTTAAATTGCCCCAGTTTTGAGCTATTATTTTAGCCAAGTGAACAGTAGGACCTGTGATTACTTTGCCAGCTCTTGGTAAAGAATATGAACATGTTGCAGCTGTTTCTTCGTCTAAAGTTACGATAAAAACAGAATTCTCAACTGCTTTTTTCATATTTCTTGGATATGCTTTTGCTGTTGAAATTTGTGTATCTATTACTGCTTTGTCTTGATTATAAATTACTGAAATATCTTGTACTTCAGATACCTTTACTTCTTCCATGATTATTGAATAATTGTTATTAATTCTGAATTTTTAAGTGTTTCTAAATAGGTGTCCAAAGAACCTAATAAATAGCAATCTTTTAATACCTCAAACTCATTATGTGATGGCCAAAAGTCATTATCTTGACAAAACTTAAGTAAGTCTAAACCCATTCTATATTGATCTCTTCCGTATTGTAACATGTCATCACTTAAAGCATACACTGCAACTTCATAAGGTGCTGTTTTTGAAGCTGCCACAAAGACATAGTTTTCTCTGCCTAAAAAATCACTATAAAATGAAGCAGAAATAGAATAACCGTATTTATAAACATCAGATTTGAAACCCTTTAAAGAAGAATCCAAACAAGATTTTAAATCTCCAATTGTACTTTTGGATGTACATAAAATGTCTGGTCTTAATCTTATTTTTAAACCAGTTTGTTGATCAACTGTGTAGCAAGAAACTTCTCTATAGCTATCTTTCATTAATTCAATTAATGAGTGATTTTTTAAAGCGTTTTCTGCAATTTGGCTAATCATTTCCACTTCATCTTCAAAAAGCAACGTTTTACCATTGGAAATTTCATCAAATTTAGCTTTGGCTTCTTTTCCTACAGTTGTTCTTAAATCAAACTTTGGGGCAATGATATAGTTTGTTTCAAATAGATGTGGTTCTAAAATAATCTCGTGTATCGCAGATCCAATGCTAAAGTGTCTGCCCTTTTCTTCTTTATATTGCTTTAAATACTTTTCATAATAGTATTTTTTAGGAGAAGTCAAAAAGCTTTTAATATCTGAAGCAGAGATATGGTCTTTTTTTGATAGATATTCTTCAAACGTGTCTTTTACAAATTCTACATTTTCCATTACCATTGAATTAAAATTGCACCCCAAAAAATAGAGATCTTTTTCGTTTTATTTTTTACCTCTTCTTTAATTACTTTGGGTGTTATTGTAGAAGTTGTAAACTCATCAAACTCAGTAGGATTTAGGTGGTTAAACATTACGAATTTGTGATCTTCTTGTGTTTCTTGTTCTTCTTTAAACTCATAATTAGGTTTAAAGGTTTTAAAATTTGAATCTTCTTTTAATTCAGGTTCTCCAGTTAAAAGCTCTAGCTCAAGTCTTTGCTGTTCTAATTTTTTGTCCCTTGATTTCTGATTAGCAATTTTAGCATATCTTTGAATCTCTTCTGAAAGTTTATTTGCCATGTGTATATTTGGTGGAATTGAATTCCAAGTGTAAACATTACATTTTTTACCTTTGCCTTCTTTCATTTCTTTAGAATACTTTAAAACCCCATGTTTTACTAAAATAGGAAATAAAGAGTTTGTGATTTCTTGTTCTTTGCAATAATCTCCATATTTTAATATGAATTTATCATTAATGGTTTTAGAATAAAGGTCCCATAAAACTGACATGAGCCTTTCTTGAGAATAAACTGTTTTCATTATAGCGTTTTTTAAAATTTACAAATTAGAAGTTTGCTTTATAAAAGCATTTTTTAGATTTTTTAACTAAACCAATTTTAGTTAAATATTTAAAGGTTGATCTATGATGATCTTGTTTTAAATGTCTTTCTGGAATTGAGCTATCTATTTTACCGTATTTTTGTTCAATAAATAATCTGCAGACATCATTACCATTAGCACCATCTTTTTGATAATCTAGTTCTTTTATTTTATTAAGAAAGAACTCTTGCTTAACAGTCACATTAAATTTACCTAAGCTGCATCCAAAAACTACATTTTTACTAGCGTCATAAGGTATTGGTTTTTTATCTCTGACAGTTACTTTTAATATCTCTTTGTGATCATTGCTTTTGTTAAAATCCTTTAAGACTTTCTTTTTTTGTTTTTTTGAAAGGTCTTCGTTTTTTATTTCAGAAAAAACATTAAAGTCATCTTTTATATCTTTGTCAGAATTTAAAGATTCAAAAACTAAGTGACTTGTGTCAAACGTGCCAATTTCTGGAAATTTCGCTTCTTTGTTTTTCTTTTTCTTAAAAAAAGATTGGATCCATTGCATTAATTTAAAAGATAAACGTTTCATTGTATTTTGGTTTTATTGGTTACTTTTTTGTTTACTTTCTTAAATCTCCAAACGCCTATACACTTTGGTATTTCGCAACCGAAATCTGTTTTTAATCTTATTATTGTTTCGTTTGCAGTTGATACAAATTGTAATTCATTACTATATTTATAGTGATAGTAAACGTTCATACTTCTTTTTTTTATTGGTTACTTTTTTACTTCTTGATATGAGTCTTTGAAAATATCAGGTTTACATGGATAAAACTCACCATAAATACCTTTGATAATAAAATCTCCATATCGTACTAGCATTTCACCTTCTAACGTTGATAAAATCAACATGCCTTCGGATGCTACATATTTATAAGGGAAGTCGCCTAAAAAACTCATTGCTTCTTCAATATTTTCCGTGAAAAACTGAATAGCTTCTATTTCTATTGGTCTTTTGATATATTTTCTCATTCTAATTTTTTTTCAAATATAAATAAAATATTGTACTAATATACAAAACATAAAAATTATTCGGCATTTGTTTTATAAATAAATATTTCTTCAATTGGTCTTTTTAAAGCGTGAGATATTTTTATTGCAATTGGTAAAGATATGCATCTTCTTTGCCCATTTATTATTTTAGATAAATGACTTGTTCTACCATCAAGACAAATGTCTGCAAGTTCTTGCTGAGTCATGCCAATTTCTTCTAATATCATTCTAATTCTATTACTGTGTAGTTTTTCTTTTGGTTTCTTTTGCTTGTTGTCTATTTCTTCTTTCATGATTTCTTTTCTAAATTAAAATTCAATGTATAATTAATTGCTACGGTAATTTGATTTGAATCAAAATGCCTTATTTTACCATCTTCAAAAGAAGCGCAAACCCAAATAGTATTTTTATGTATTCCATAATCTATTAGAAATAGAGCTTGTGCTTCGCCAAATGGTGTATTAACTGTCAAGACTTGTTTTATCTCGTGTATTTGCGTCATTATTTATCTCAATTACGTATTGTTTTTTGTTTTCGTGTTTTACTGGCTTTATTTTTTCTAAATCTAGTTTGTTAAGAATGTCTTTTATTTCTTCGTCTGAGTAACCAGAAATAATTATTGCCTTTTCATTATCAACTCTTGCGGATGTGAAATTATCTAATTCAATAAAATAGTATTTTTTATTTAGATCGCTTTTTGTTTTATATAAAATGTGCAATTGAAAATTCAACTCTTCTTTAAGAACTGTAATATCTTGTTTTATTTTTTTATCTGAATCAATTAGGTTTTCAACGGTTTTTATTGCATATAACACAGTTGCGTGATCTTTGCCACTAAAAATTCTACCTATTTCGCTTAAACCCATGTGCGTGTGTTTTTTTAAAAAATACATTGCAACCTGTCTAGCAAAAACAATATGTCTTTTTCTAGTGACTTCAAATATTTCATGATCAAGCAATCTATAGTGATTGATTACTGAGTTAACTATTAGATTTGAAACTTTAACATTAATAACAGCTTGTTTTTCTGCATTAATCTCTTGTTTTATTCTATTAGCAAACTTAGATGAACTAAAAGGGAGTTTCTTCTTCATCGCTATCAAAAAAGTCTGTTATTTGTTTATCTAAAGCAAATTCTTCATTTGGTCTAATACTAGTTGTTTTATTATCAAAATCAACACTAGGTTTAAAATCACTGCTTATACTATGATTTGTAATTTTTGTTTGCTCATGAATAAATCTCAAAGGAATTTCTCCTAATTCTCCATTTCTATGTTTTGCAATGATCAACATAAACAAACCATGAGCTTCAAATGTTCTGCCATCAACTTCATATTGATCGATATGATAATATTCTGGTCGGTAACAAAACAAAACCATGTCTGCATCTTGTTCAATTTGACCTGATTCTCTTAGATCTTGCAACATTGGCTTTTTATCTTGTCTTGATTCTACAGATCTACTTAATTGAGACAATGCTATTACAGGAATGTTTAATTCTTTTGCTAAACCTTTTAAACCTCTGCTTATTTCTGCTATTTCTTGTTCTCTGTTTGATATTTTTAAACCAGACCTCATTAATTGCAAATAATCAATAACTAAAAGCTTTATGTCATGCTCCTTTTTTAATTTTCTAGCTTTACCCTTTAGATCTAACAAAGATATGTTTGGTGTATCATCAACAAATATTTTGCTTTTGTTTAAACTCCCTGCCTTATTAGATATTTGAGTGATCTCATCATTAGTCAGTTGCTTTTTAACTATTTTAGAAACATTTACACCAGATAATAAAGACTGCATTCTAGATACTAATTGCTCATTTGACATTTCTAAAGAAAATATAGCAACAGCATTATTTAGTTCTAATGAAGGGTGCATAAGCATAGAGATTGCAACTGCTGTTTTACCCATAGCTGGCCTACCTGCAATAATTATAAGATCGCTTTCTTGCCATCCATTTGTTACATTATCTAAAGCACTTAAACCTGTTGCTACTCCAGATTTTTGCTTTGTATCTAACATTGCAAAGCTTTTTCTTAAAATGTCATCATGAATTTCTCCTGCAGACTTTATTTCATAATTAACGACGTTTTTTAAAGCATTATCTAATTCATTTTGAGTTTCATTAAACACGTCAAAAACATCTTCAGTAGGATCTAAAGACTTATTAATTGCTCTTGATCCAATTGATATAAGGTTTCTTTTTAAAGCTTCTTCTTGTAAAATTTTGATATGATATTCAATATTTACAGCTGTGCTTATTTTAGAAGTCAATTGAGAAATATACCCAGCACCACCTACACTATCTAGTTTTTCAACTTTTTTTAATTCTTTACAGAGGGTAACTAAATCAATTGGTTGACTTTGTTTATATAAAGAAATTATACAAGTTGCAATATCTTTGTTTTTAAAGCTAAAAAATAAATTTGGACTAAACTCACTAATAACTTTATCAATAGCGTATTTATCTAATAATATTGAACCTAAAACTATTTCTTCTAAATCTGAATCCCTTGGCACATTAATCATAGGATCAAAAATGCCTTTTGTTTTATTCTTCATAACCCTAATAATTTATTGTTTGATTTGACAGAAGACTGTTTCTGACTTTCTACATTGTCTAAGTTTGTTTTTACCCAATAAATAAAGTGCTTAGCACATTCACCTTCGTCTCTATGTTTTGCATCAGTTGCTTTTTGTTCAACAACGAATATTTTTATTAGATGTTTTATTTGATCTAAAGTTAACCTGTTTTTCATACCAACGACATCTATCATTGATCTATTTTCAAGTAGCTTTTTTTCCATCTCATCGTCATAAATATCTTCGTATATAGTATTTACACCTAAACTTATAAAGTTGCTCCAGACATTAAAAAATGTAATTTTATAAGGAGTAACTTCTATAAGCTCTGCGTTATGAAGATGCTCAAAGTTATTTTTCCATGTAACATAATTTTTCATGTCAGAAATATTCAATATAAAGCTATCTAAATTTTCAACTGTAGCAGGTTTGTCTTTAAAGTGGCCAAATAAACAATTGATATAAAGCATTTTATCTTTAGAGCTAAGATCTATTGTTGACATGTCAAAAATGTCTTTTAATGTTTCAAACGTAATAAGACTATAGATAGTTTTATTTTTCATTTTTATCTAAGAATTCATTGTAAATGTGCATGTTAGAAACAAAATGATAGTACCAACCTACTTCAATACAAAGCTCTTTAGCAACCATTTCTTGTAGTTTTGAAAAACAATATTGATCATTGCAGAATCCATACCATAAATCATTTGACCTCATATTGACAGTCATGCAAAGTTCACTATTGATAATTTGAAAATGAACCGATAAAGTGCATGGAGTATCGTGAGCATAATTTTCAATTTCTTTACCATCATAGAATGTTAAAACTGCTTGCCTTGTATTGAGATTGTTTTTATAGCTAAAATTTAATTGATCTATTATTCTATCCAATTGACTACCTCTATTCCATTGCCAACCATAATTAGATTGAACATTACCATTTTCATCCATGTGTTTTTTCCAAATAGGTGCTCGCTTAGAAATTTCTTCTGCATTTGGATTAGATGATAAATACCACTGCCATTCGGCTTCTGCGTAGTTCTTATTCCATTTTCTAAAATCACACGTAATTTCATTTTTCAATGGGTTTTGGATATAAAAGCCCATGTTAAATATCGTTCTGGTATTAAGTTGATCCAAACCTTCTTCTTTAATATAGTCAAAACTCCATTCAAATGCTTCGTTAGCTGTTTCAAAAGTCATAAGTTCATCATATCTTGAAAGTTAACAATAGTAGGATTTGATTTTTTATAGTCAATTATAGTTTGAACTATATTTTTTTCTAAACCTATTTTCTTTTGTCTAAAAACAACACCATCAATAACATCTCCAACTTGGCAATTTATTTCTTTATTCGGTCCTGAGTGCCATTTATAAACATTGTTTTCTGAATCATGTAAGTAATATGTTGTTATTTCAACATCAGAGTGAGGACCAAAATACGGATCAGATATTCTTTTACATTTTAATAACATAGCGTTTAGTTTAAATCTTTAACAAATGTTCCATTTTGCATTTTACCTGTTCTTTTAGAAATTACATCGTATGCTGAGTTAATGCAATCTTCAATTTTTACACCGCCTAAATGCGCTAAGTTAGTAAGAACAACTATGCAATCTCCTATAGCATCAATAAACTCTTCGTGATTTTCATCAATAATAGCTTTGGCTAATTCTCCTGCCTCTTCTTGTAGTTTTATATACTGAGTTTTTACATCTCCTTTTGCATATAAACCTCGTTGTTCTGCCCAATTTCTAATGTGTTGAAACTGATTATCAAATATCTTTCCATCTAAAAGTTGATCAAGATCACTTTGTAACTGTTCAGCTGTAAATGGTTTTCTTACTACAAGCTCTACTTCATGATCAACTGGTTTAGCGACTTTTGGCATCTCAAAGATTTTGTTAAACTCCATGTCTGCGTAATAAGTTTTATCATTTCTTGACTTGTGATAACGCATAAAGAGATTGTAAACCGGATAATACAAATGAACTGTTGAAGGCAAATTTGGATCAAGATTTTTAATCTGTGATGCTGTGATTGTGCACTTTTTGTCTTTTGAACTTGCTAATGTGTGTTTGATTTTCATATTTATTTATTTTTAAAAATTATACAAATATACAATTAATTTACTAATTTAAGTTTTAGTTGTTTAGGAAAATTATCTTTATAATAAAGGTAGCTTTTATGCTTTTCTACTATGTCCCATCCGTTATTAAAGTCATGAAAATTGTGATCTTCTTTTATATAGTATGGCCAAATTGGATTTTTGATATACTTGAGCCAAACACAAAGTAAATCTTCAAGATCCATTGGTTTCATTTCATATCTTTCGCAAAGCTTCATAAAATCTGCGTATTTATAACCAGGTTTTAAAATCTTCATCGACGCAAGAGAAGTTGGGCCCAAATTACATTCAGAGTACTCATCAATGTCAAACAACCCTTTAATCTTGGTATCTAAATTTACATAGTTGGCAAGATCAGCTGCCATTAGTAAATAGTGAAAGTTAAACGCATGTAAATTATTCTTCTTGTTATACTCGTTCATAAGATCAACAATTTGTTTAATGCTCATGCCTGGTTTTAAATTTCTTTGAATGTGATCTGCCCAAGGTTTAAAATGAGTTTTAACCAAATTCTTTAAGGGGTATCTAGGTGGTTGGTTTACACAGCAACTTACAAAGTTAGACGTGCTTGTAGTCAAAAAATCATTAAACTGATTGTAGTTATCAAAGTTTTGAAAATTGTCTAAAACAGTATTGTTATAGCCATGATTGTGAGCATTTGATGTGCCAGAACCAAAAATTCTATGCGTATAAATCAAATATAAATAGTCGTAGTGATCCCAGTTTGGATTTGCTTTTAGTTTATATAAATCCCATGTTAAAGACTTTTCTTGCATAAAATAGTCTTCAAGCAAAAATATAAACCCTTCGTATCTACGGTCTATGTTATGAAAAAGATAAACGTTGTCTATGTACTTGTCTCCTGTGTTAAAAACCCTTTTTTTAGTTTCAATAAACGTTTTTTCTGTTTTTCTATTAATGTCAATGTAATAGTCAAGACATTCTAAAGCTTTAGTATTAAAGTTTTCCATTTTAAAAAAGTGTTAGTTGTTTTGCCATATTTCTTATATAAAAAGCAGGTCTAATGTGAACTGACTGTTTAGGCTCCATAATATCAAAGGATAGATTCCCATTTTGATCTAAAAAGTCATTTGGCCACTCAATGTTTTCTAGTCCAGAGCCCAAAATTATTTCGTTAGCAACAAGTCTTAGTTCTTTTCTTAGTTGCAAAGATCCATAGAAATTTTCTCCTTTGTACTGACCAGATTTTGGAATTTTTCTTGACTCTTCTTCAACTGGTAAAAGCTGAACTACTGTGCTATTATATTTTGAAGCGTATTCACAATATCTTTGAAATAAATCTTTGGTTGCTTCAAAAGGGTTTAACTGTCTTGCTAAGTGAAACCTTAAATCAATATTTCCAAAATAAAAAATAATGTGATCGTAGTTAGAAAGATCCATGTTCAATTTTAAAAAGCCATGTAGTGTTTTACCATCGTTTCTACTTATTGCATAATTTTCATTTGGCCAAACTGATATTGAATGCGAGTCACCAATTACAAGATTATTTCTTTGAGGTAGATCAATAACATCAATATTTTCAAAGTCATTGTATAAATGAATTTTTCTTTTTTGAGAAAACTCATTCAATTGAAAACCATCTAAGCTACTTAGCTTTCCTTTAAATAGACTTAGTTTATTAGCTCTTATTAATACGTCTTGGTTTATACCACCAATAATATTAAAAGATCCAGGTCTAAAGTTTACTCCGTGATAAACTATAAGCTCTTCATATTCATCCCAGTTGTCTCTTTCTGTCAATATATCAGCGCTAAATAGCTTTGAAACAATATCAACCATTCCAGCTGAGTGTGAATTCATAGACATAGCGGGGTTATTTAAAATCCCAACGATTCCTTTTTTCATAGCGTTTAAAATAAAAAGTTACTTGATTTCTTTGATTTGAAACTTACCTAAGTTAAAACTACCCGTTTCTTTAAGGTTTTTCTTTTTCCAATTGGCTAAAGCTTTTGAAACAAGCGTCCATTCTTGTACAACCTTTGTTCCTACTTTATATGTTAGTTTAAATGCCATCTTGATGCTCATTATAATAGTTATTCAATGCACCTAAGTAAGCAACAGCATCTAATAGGTTATCTTCTTTGTGCGAGTGTGCTTCTCTTGAAAGTTTTAAAGCAACCATACACATGTACATGTCTTTTGTTTCGATATTCTTTCCTGTTAACAATGTAGCAATTGACGATGCTAATTCCATAGAATCACTGAAAGGACCATACATTCTTTCTTTTTCTTCAGATCTTTGGTTTACAATTTGATCTGCTTCTTTTAAAATATTCATAGCGTTTTTATTAAGTGTTTTTTAAACTAATTGGTAGTCAATAACATCAATGATTGTTTCGAAACAAAGTGTTACTTCTTTGGTTTCATCATTTCCATCGATGACATTTGATAAACAAACCCAATACAGGTTTAGAATCTCTTCTTTGAGACTAGGGTAACTTTTGCAATTATCAATTACAAAATGTTTTAATTCTTGGATACTTTGCATAGCATTTTTTTAAAGTTATTGTACAAATATACTTAAAATTGTATAATGATGCAATTTCTTTAAAAAAAATTATTCTTGGTTTAACATTTTTCCTATTTCTTCATAAATGTATCTTGCCATTTTGTTCAATTCATCCATGTCTTCCATAGTTTTTCCTGCTATCAAAAGATCTTTTGCATAAGCCCAAGTAAAACCAAGGAAACCTTCTTGGCCTTTAATTCTACCTTTTTCTGTTTTTGATTGCTCTTTTTCTTCTTTGCTTTGTTTATCTATAAGAGCTTGCTCTGCTATTTTATTGGCATCAACTGAAGATGAAAGTAGCTTGGTTTTTGCTTTTTCGTCGATTATATACTCTATCACTGCTCCTTTTTTTAATCTATTTGAATTTTTATCTACTGATCCTATGTTTAAAATGTGACCAGAGTCTGTAATTACATCGTGGTAATAAATAATTTTTTTAGACAATGGGTTTAACCACTCTGTTTCAAAAACGCAAGAAACAATTTTTCCATAGAAGATAGTTTTACCATCACCCTTTGTTTGCTTTGATCTAATACTCATAACTTAAAATTTTCTGATTTTACCTTTAAAATAATATTCGTGCTTATCAATTTTAAAACACTCATTAACTTTATATCTTAGACCAAACTGATCTAAAATTTCTTTTGTAAAATCCAAGTCTTTTGACATAACTGAAATTCCATCAATGTTATATTCTATCCAGTTTTCAACTTGGTTTTTAATATTGTCTATTGTATTATAAAGCTCATGTCTAATATTCATGTAAACTGTATTCAAACATGAAGTATCACAAGTTATTTCATTTATTGGTCTACCATCAAAGTATCTCATGTGGTTTTCTCTTGCTAAAAAAGACACACAATATCTTTTAGCTTGCTTATAATCATCGTTTTCTATATACTGTAGAAATAATTTTTCGTTTATGTAGCCTAGTTTATATGCCATTTGCCAGTAAGCAGAACTTAAGTCTAAGTTATAAAAGATCTCTTTATTTTTTAAAGATAGCCAACTTGCTTTGTTTTTAGCTCTGGCACATCCATGAAAGTCTATGTTTAGTGACAGTAATGAGTCATTGTTTTTAATTTGAGAATACAAACACTTATTGAAAATACCCAAAAAGGCAAAAAACTTTTTGCTGTCTAAATTTTGTGATAATGGAAGTGAGTTATCAGATGAGTAAAATCCACAGATTTCATGATCTGAAAATAGGGTTTTTCTTGATCCTAAAGTATGTTCTGAAACTTTAGATCCGTTGTTGATCAATACATTTTTTGTCTTTTCGTAAAAGTCAATGTCGATTTCTAGCGTTTTTCTTAATAGCATTTTTATTTATTTTATAGGTTATTGATTCTATTTATCTCATCTTTATATTCTTTTTTAGTCAATAAACCTTTTAAAAACATCTCATTAGCTTGTTGTCTGCTTTTTTCTTTTGATATTTTTAGTTCAAGCTCTTTTTCAACAATCACTTGAGATTTTTGTAGTGTTTCTTTCTTTTTCTCTTCTCTTTTTTCTTTTATTTTTTTGATTTTCTCTTTAGAAATTGGCTCAACAACAGGTTGTGTTGGTTCAAAATCATAATCTTGAGGGTTTCCACTTGCGTCAACAGTTATAATTTGTGATTCCCATCTGTCTTTTTCTTTATTGAATTCAGGTGGTGTTGCCATAACCATATACGAAGTCGTATAATCATCTGATTCTGAATCAATTATTGAATTTATGTAGTTGACATAAGAAGAAAAAAGTCGTGAATATGGTTGTCTTTGTCCACCTTGAATTTCGTAGTCCTCATCATTGAATATTCCTGAAGTAAAAAATATTTCTGAGGTCGTGTCATTTATGTAAGTTGGATAATCAACAAGATCAAAGTAATAACTTGGAGTCATAAGCTTGTAAAACAACTCAGGAGCCTCTTTTTTTGATCCAGGTTTAGTTCTTTTCTTTCTAACTAATGAACTTACGTTTTTGACAGTAAATCTTTGCCCTGATGATCTTAAAGACTCTGCTATTTCTCTTGCTTTAGGTAAAGCAGTCTTGTAATTTGAGTATTTTTTGCCAAAATATTTTTTTAAAACTTTGGCAACGTATCTAGTGCCTTTTGTTTTTTTCTTATATTTTTTCATGATAGGCAGTTACAGATTACTCGTTGATATGATAAAAGCTGCTACACAAAATACATAAATGAAGATAACTTTCATCTGTAACTTTGCCTATATTTATGAAATTTCTTTGGGGTTGTTTGGTTTTGATTATCATATTCTTCATTTTTTTGTAGCTTGACAAATATAAATCAAAATTCTGATACTGAAAACATTTAATCTCTTTTCCTTTTAACTTTTTCACTAGCGCATTTTGAGCTATTCTCACGCATTTTCACTATTTCACATGTAATAGTTATCATCTAGACTATAAAAACACACCCAGAAACACAAAAAGTAG